CGAATCCGCTCTGTCAGTTTCCACCATATCAATAGCTTCATTAACCAAACCTAAATTATCTACATAATCAATACCAGGTGTTGCGAATAGTTTATATCTACAGATTCCGGATTGTCAAATTTTGATATTCCTCTTAGGTAAGCAAAATAGTCAGTATTAGCTTCTGTAGTATTTAATTTTTTAAATGAACCGTCACCAGTTGCTGTTGGGAATTCCGAATTATTACAAGTTCCATTTAGGAAACCTGTCAGACCCATTCTATAGTCGTCCGTGTTGGACCTAGTTTTTCTATAAATATCCCAACCATCAAACCCTCCGTGTGGGGCTACGTTAAATTTACGTGACCTTAATGATTTATATGGTTCAGTGCTTAAAGTAGGTTCATGGTTAAATTGTCCTACACCACAATCAAATATAGACACACCATTTAGTGTTGTTGATGACCATGTTAAGTAAGTTCCGATACCACCAACTACTACTGTAGCTCCAGAGTCCATATGGAATCCTTGTGTAAGTACCTCCCACTGTGAACCAGCAATTCCAGTACATATGTTTGTTGGTGGGATAAATCCTTTAAAGTCAAAGAAGTCAGCGTCATATCCAGCTCCACTACTATCTGAAACTCCTAGGTAAACTTTACTAACCTTATCACCACCACTTCTTATTACATTATTACCTGTAGCAGAACCGTAAGGTGGGTCAAAAATAACTTCACCCGGATTTAAATATTTTGTTTTATATATAATTTTTGGGTTTACACCACAAGTACCATATCTTCTAAATCTATAACCTTCAAAACCTGCTGGTAACGAACCAGTATAAGTTCCATCAAGTAAAGCTTCGGTAGGGTACAACATAGTATATTTAGACCTTAACTCAAACTCACCTGTAGAAGTACCTATTTTTCTACCCACAAAAGAAACTTTAGTTGGGTCTAAACTACATCTAGTGAATTTTTCTAATACTACTGGGTTTGCGTCTGTATCATAAAAATCTCTAACTATGATATCAAATTCAGCTCTTTCAAATGAAAGGTTAACAATTGATATCTTATATTCTCTGTTTGCGTTTGTTCCATCAGATATGGAAACAAATTTAAATAATCTAAACACATCACTACCTTGTAGTTCAGATACAATATATGGTGTTTCTGGTGTTTGCCATTCATTCATGTACCAAGCTATTGTATTAGTGTTTATTGTTTCTCTCGCTGCTGGTAAGTACTGTAAACAACATTGTAACCCTCTAACTTTACCTAACTTATAACCTATATTTAATAATGTTGGGTAGGCCTCCTCAACAAAAATAGGTACATCAACTTGTTTTTTATCAAAAGGACTTCTACCAAACACCCTAGGTGCGTAATTTTGAGCGGTATTAGACATAGAAGCTTCAAAAGTATAAACATTACCCTCATCAGTTTTAGCACTAATACCAAAAGTAGCGAACGGGTCTTCCAACACACTTTCATAACTACCAGTACAGTCAAATTCAACATTCCCGTACGTATTGGCACTTATAGCGTATAAAGCTCCACCACTACCTAACGAACTTAAACCTCTAGACCTTAGGGTTAGTATATCCATACCATCCCATTCAGTATTTGCGGTAACACCCTGATAGTTTATAATATCGAATACGGCGTATCCAGATAATACTACAATTGTACCACCAGTACTATCAAAAGTTGTACCAGTTGCTTGTGTTAAATCTAAAGTGCTATTTTGTGTGTCAGCACTCGCGTATAGTTGGTATGATACTCCACTATATGTGGTACCTGTACAACATGAAGTACTTCCAGTATATTCAAATAATCCATAATACCATGGGTCATTTTCATAAGAAGTTAAATCAGAACAATTTGTCCCTAATATATTACCAACACTAAATGTTCCTGCTGATACTGACGTAGATGCGTTATAGGAGAATGCCGATAAAGCAGATGTAGTAACACCAGTTGCGGTTTCAGTAAAGTATTGTGGTACACAACCATATTGGTATATTGTACCATTTAATGTTACTGGTATACATGGAGATTGGCCGTAAGTACATCCAGCCGTATCACCTGAAGATAATAGTGGGTTAAATGAAGTATCACTACTAAGTGTCATGGCAGCTGACGCCCAATTTATAAATGATTGATTAAATGATGAAAGTGTTGTTCCGTCATTTAACGAAATAGTCTGTCCTGTTGCAGCCCAAGAACCGAAATCAATACCGGTTAATTCTGATGGTACCGTTGTCCAAAATGGTGATGACATTGATGCGTCACTAAACGCGTCAAGACCAACCGTGGTACCAGAGTAATAAGTGTCACCCGTAAGTGGTATGTAGAAAGGTAATTGGCAAGTTGTACCCGAAGTTACCGCGGAATAAGAATGTTCTAGACCTGATGGTTCTAATTGTCCTATTGTTTGTACTGACCAAGAAGGTCCAGCATCATAACCACTAAGACCCAATACTCTTGTTACAAACAATTGATTGGATTGACTTAAATACGCTTTTGCTATATACCCTAATTCATATTGTGGTATTTGTGAATCCACATATAATTTTGGTGATGTCCCACCAAATCTTGTTACATAATCATCATAAGATGAAATATATATTGGTTCAAAAGCTGGTCCTTTTAGAGCTTCACCAACTAAACCTAATGTTGTAACACCAACACTTTGTGCTACAAATGTTAAATCTTTCTCTGATGTGTATACACCAGGAGAAACAAATACTTTATTACCGTCTGCCATTTTATACTATTTTTTTAAAAAGTTATTTATTTTCGTTTACTATAAATACAACAGGTAAGATGAAAAGTTAGGTATTAAAAGACCACATTTTTGTTATTATATGAAAATTTTCATACTTTTTTCATACTATACATTATTTATTGTAAAACCCTCACCCATGTCCCCACAAAGAAAAAAACCAAAAATAAAGAATTTAAAGATTAATGTAGAAACTCATACCCTATTAAAAGAATACTGTAAAAATAACGGTTTAAAGATGTTTGATTTTGTAGAAAAATTAATAGAGGAAAGGTGTAAACCTAAAAAAGGTATCTATTTTGAGTAGTCTAAGCAACTAAAGTTTCTTGTATAATTAATTTTGATGTTCCAGGATTTGTTTTGACTATTGTAATTGTTAGTTTGTCACCCCCACTAACCAAAACTGGTGGTGATAAAACAACTGAACCTATAGAAAAAGTTACACTGTCAATATTAGTTATTCTCATAATCGTAACGTTATTTGTGTAAACATAATCAATAGTCTTTACCGTCGTTAAAACATCAAAGTCTATAACCGTCCTTACTTTGTCTGGGTTTTTTTCACCTAAATTCTTTTTCTCTCTTTTTCTATTTGGTTCATCAAAACCATATAGGACCAAACTCCTATTGATTGCTGGTTTAACCTCAAACTCTTCCTCATCTAATAAAAATCCTTGTAGTTGGAATTTGTAACTTTGTTGGTAGTATCTTCTTTCTTCGGTATCTATTTTACTTTCGTCACCTATGGACTGCATTATTATGGGTATGTAATGCCCCTTTACAAACGTATAAGCCTGTCTGGACGTAAACTTTTGAAGGGTGACTTTATTAAATGTATTTAATTCCCTCATCCTATTACATATTATTTTTACATCATAAATTATATCTACTGGTACTGGTTGCGGTATTGTGTATATATCATAGCCTTTTCTATTACCATCCCAAGTTGGTACTTTTGCGTAGTGGAATTGTTTTCTATCTGGTATAGTGTATTGTAGAGCTGGGTTAGTACCGTATTGTACGTCTGGATTTCTAACCACAACTATAAATGGTAGGTCCACATTCTTATCTTCTGTAGAAAATTTCCATGTCTGTGAAAACTCAGCCCACCTTTGTAAGGTTAGGATTCTATCCACAACATTTATTTTTTTACCACCAGCCACCACTTCTAATTGCTTTTGTACAAAATCCAGCATACCCCTATCTAAATCCGCATGCAATAAAGACTTTGGTAAGAACGTACCGTCATCACTAATTAAATCAAACAACTCCTTTCTTCTATTAGGTACCTCTATACCATTATAACCATTTGGGTAATGTGGTTGTGTAGGTCCTGGTGATATATCCAGACTTTTTTTTATTTTTTTTGGTAATGCCATTATATTCCTTTAAATTCGTTTGGACTGATGTAAGAACATACTATCGTTCTGTAGAAAGCTTTATACCCACCTATTGTGTGTGCATTATCTGAAGTTACCCTACCATCATTTGTAACTACATAG